GCCTCGCGGCTGCGGTGGGCCGCCGGGATCTGGGAGCGCCTCCATCGCAGCCACCGCCGCACCCTCGCCGCCGTCTATGGCCCCGGCCTCACCCCCGAGGCGCAGGCCCGCTGGAGCTGGCTCGACGACGGCGACCGCACCGCCGCGCTCCTGCTGGTGACCGCGGAGCGGGAGGGCCTCACCCGCGCCGAGCTGAAGACCTGGCTCCCCGTCGCCAAGGTCAAGAAGACGAAGGACAACCCCGGGCGCCCCGGGCGCGCCCTCAACCGTCGCGCCCTCGCCGCTCTCCACCAGGAAGCCGAGGTGGCTCTCGTCCAGGCGTCTAGGGCGTGGCGCCTCGCTCGTCAGGAGTACGCACACCGGGAGGTTGGAACGTGACCATCAAGCCCATCCTGTCCGTCGCGGAAGTGGCTGAAATCTTCAAGCTCACCGTCCAACAGACGCTTCGGAGGCTGAAAAAGCGAGGTGTCGTCAAGGGCACGGGGCGAGGAAAAAAAATCGACGTGCCGCTCAAGAAGCTCCGGGACTGCATGAAAGACGAGTGGGAAAGCGCCGTCCTCACCGCCAGGTTTGAAGAGTGAGAACGTCGAAGTTCTTCAAAGTTGAACATCGGACGGGGGCTGCTCGCCCTTGGGTAGGAGCCCCCAGCGACGCCGCCTCCGTCCCCATCCACTCCTTCCGGTTGGCTGGCGTCGGGGCTCCGAGCTTTCCGACAGGCCGCGACAGAAGGCGACAGCATGGCGTCGCGTAGCTCTATCCCCGAGGCGCTCTGGCCAGAGATTCTGGAACAAAGCGCTAACGGCTGGTCGACGCGCAAGATCGCCGACTGGCTGAATCAGGTTCATAGGCTCGGCCTGACGCACCACGCCGTTGCCGCTCTCCTCAAGGCACAGCGCCAGCAGCGCGAGGAGACCAGCAAGGCCATCGTCCGGGAGCGCCTCGGAAAGACCGTTCTGCTCGACCTCCAGGCCCTCGAAAAGGAGGGGGTTCGGGTCCGTAAGGTCTGCAAACTGCTCTTCGGCGCCATCGAAGACGGCGACCTCGAGCATGCCATCCCCTACCTCAAGGCCGCCGAGCAGCACCGGAAGCTGATCGAGACGAAGCTGAAGTTCGCTGGCGCGGATACGCCCGATGATCGCAACGCCGAGCTTGCCGCCGCCGCCGCGGAGGTCGCGCGCCGACTGGGTGCGGAGCCTGCCGCCGAGGCAGAGGATGGCGGAGATCCTCCGCCTGGCCCCGACGACCCAGGAGCAGGCAGCCCTTCTTTACCTCTGGAAATACTGGGGCCGGCCCGAGCAGTTTGCCCCCCCGGGAGACTGGTCGACCTGGCTGATCCTCTCGGGGCGCGGCTGGGGCAAGAGCCGCACGGGTGCCGAGTGGGTCCGCGCTCAGGTCGAGAGCGGCACCTGCAAGCGTCTGGCGCTGGTGGCCCGCACCGCCGCCGACGCCCGCGACGTCATGGTCGAGGGGGACAGCGGCATCCTCAAGATCAGCCCCCCCTGGTTCCGCCCCGTCTACGAGCCGAGCAAGCGGCGCCTGACCTGGCCCAACGGGGCCATTGCCACCACGTTCAGCGCCGACGAGCCCAACGCGCTTCGTGGCCCTCAGTACGACGGGGCCTGGGCCGACGAGCTCGCCGCCTGGAAGTACGATCGCGACGCCTGGGACCAACTGCAGTTTGGTCTCCGCCTCGGGCGCGACCCCCGGGTGATCGTCACCACGACGCCCCGCCCCACCCCGCTGGTGAAGGAGCTGCTAGCCGAGGCCAAGGCCTCGCGCTCATTCACCGTCGGGTCGACCTACGACAACGCCGGCAACCTGGCGCCGCGCTTCCTCAAGAAGCTGCTCGATAAGTACGCCGGCACCCGGCTTGGTCGCCAGGAGATCGAGGGGGCCGTACTCGACGACGCCCCTGGCGCGCTGTGGAAGCGGGCCTGGATCGAAGCCACGCGCAAGCGGGCCTGGATCGAAGAGACAAAAACCGGCGACAAGCTCCCCGCGTTCCGTCGGGTCGTCGTGGCCGTCGACCCCGCCGTCAGCACCGATGGTGCCAGCGCCGAGACGGGCATCGTCGTCGTCGCTCTCGGCGCCGATGGCCTCGGCTACGTTCTCGAGGATCTCTCTGGCCAGCACAGCCCCTCCGAGTGGGCTGATCGCGTGTTCGAGGCCTTCGACACCTGGAAGGCCGACAAGGTCGTGGGGGAGGTCAACAACGGGGGGAACCTCGTCGAAGCCAACCTGATCGCCGCGGCTCGCGCCAAAAAGCGCTCTTCGCTGCCCTACAAGCCCGTCAGCGCCAGCCGAGGCAAGGCCACTCGCGCCGATCCTGTCGTGACCCTCTACGAGCAGGGCAAGGTCTGCCACGTCGGCGCCTTCCCCTACCTCGAAGACCAGCTCTGCACCTGGGACCCCGCCGCCGGTGAGCGCAGCCCAGACCGCCTCGATGCGTTGGTCTGGGGGTGCACCGAGGTGCTGGTTCGTCGCGAAGCCGAATCCCTCGCCGTTTACGCCTCTTCTCGCCGTCGATGAACCGCTACCTCGCCAAAATCCAGAAGGCCGTCGTGGCCCTGTCGGCGCCGCTCCGCCGGCCACCGCCGCCCTCGCTCGGGAGAGACCGCGCGGAGCCGGCGACGCGCACCTACCGCCTCTGGACGGTGGACCTGGTGCGCCTCGCCGAGAGCAGCGCAGACGCGGGGAACCTCTCCCGAGCTGCGGACCTGTGCGACGCCCTTCTGGGGGACGATCGGATCCCGGCCCTGCTGCAGACCCGCGCCCAGGGACTCTTTGGGCTGGTGCCCACCTTCGAGGCCAGCGGGGACGGGCGGCGCCGCAACCGCGCCGTGCGGGCCCTGGAGGCCGGCGAGGACTGGTGTTCTCTCTGCCCCGAGACGGAGGGCGCTCAGATCCTGGTCTGGGGCCTCCTGCTGGGCCTCGCCCCGGGCGAGTTGCGCTGGTACGACGACGAAGGGAAGTCGTTGCGCCGAGACGGGCGACATGTGCCCGAGCTGCGGTTCCGGCACCCCAAGCACCTCCGCCACGACGCCACCCTCCGGCGCTGGTTCCTGACCGTCGAAAACGGCCAGGAAGTGCCGTTCACCCCCGGCGACGGGCACTGGTTCCTCTTCGCCCCCTACGGGCTCCACCGCCCCTGGCAGCATGGGGCCTGGCGAGGCCTGGCGCGCTGGTGGCTGCTCAAGCAGTACGCCATCGCGGACTGGGGCGAGCACGGGGAGCGCGGCGCTTCGCTGTTCGTCGAGAGCGAGCTGGAGGCTGACTCGACGCGCGAGCTTCGCAGGCAGCTCGCCCAGGACCTATCGCAGATGGCCAGCCAGGGCGTCTGCGTGCTCCCGCCAGGGTTCTCGGCCAAGCTCGCCGAGATCACAGCGAACACAACGGCGATCTACCAGGCCCAGGTGGAGACAGCCGACACCGCCGCGGCGATCCGGATTCTGGGGCACAACCTGACCAGCAAGGTCGACGGCGGGAGCTTTGCTGCCGCGGAGACCGGAGACGGGATCCGCCTCGACCTGCGCAAGTTCGACGCGGAGAGCTGGAGCACGGCGACCCACACGCAGGCGCTGGTGCACTGGGCCGGGGTGAATTTCGGAGCCCCGTCGCTGGCCCCGTGGCCGGCCTATCCGGTGGAGCCCAAGGCCGACAAGAAGAAGGTCGCCGAGGAGCTTGAGGTTCTTTCCCGAGCGCTGGTGCAGCTCGACAAGGCCCCCGACTACGTCGACAAGAAACTCGTTCTTGAAGAGCGTGGCGTGCCGCTGCGCAAGGGAGCCACCATCACGCCTCCCCCTGCGTCGCCTTCTCCTGCAGCGCCCTCAGCGCCGCATTCCGAAGGCATAGATGAGCCGGAGAAGAGCGATCCCGAACCCGAAGCGTTGGGAGTTCGACCTGTGGGCCTGTCCGGTCGCCAGGCGGTGGCCGAGGGGATGCTCTGGTCAGACAGCGTCGCGGCAAACGCTGCGGTGCAAGGTCAGGCGGCGCTCGCCGCCCACGTCAACGCTGTCCTGTCCGCCATCGCTGAAGCGCAAGGGTACGACGACCTTCGGGCTCGACTGCTGAGGCTGCTCGACGGCGATACCCCGGAGTTCCGAGAGCTGGTCTACCGCGCCCTGATCCTCGCCGAAGGGCGGGGGGCCCTGTCCGTCACCGAGGAGCCATGAGCAACCGCACCCTGAACCCCAGCAGCATCGAACCGATGCTGCTGGCCAAGACCTACACCTCGTTCATCACGGACCTCAACCTGGTGGACGACAGCAGCGCCCTGCTGGGAAGCGACAAAACCGGCAGCGCGGCGCGCCGAGTCCGGTGCACGTCCGGCGGTGTCCTTGCCGTCTACCTCCTCGGGGCTCCGACCACAAAGGTCCTGATCGAGCTGGAGGCGCACGGGGTCGAGGACCTGCAGCTCGTCAAGATCGGTGGGAGCGCGGACGGCACCACCGCCACGAAGGTCACGGTGTTCTGGTGAAGCTCTCTCCGGTCGCCGCTCTGGGTGGCCGGTTCTTCGAAGCGATCGCCTTCTTCCAGGAAAAATCGCCGGTCTTCGCCGAGCAGTTCGCTTCCCTTGACGCCGCTGCTCGAGCGCGCGCCTTCACGGTCTCGGGGATTGCGCAGATCGACGTGATCGCGTCCGTCTGGCGCGCCCTGGACGTTGCACTGGCCGCCGGCGAAGGGTTTGAGGACTTCCGGGCCGCCATCCTCCCCCTCGTGGCCGGCGCCTGGCTGGGCTCACCCAAGCAGATCCCGCCTCGGGTCGAGACCATCTTCCGCACCAACACCGCCGGAACTTACAACGCCGGTCGATACCGCCAGGCGACCCACCCGGACACGATACGGCTGCGGCCCATCTGGCGCTTTGATGCGCTCCTCGACGGGCGCACCTCCTCGATCTGCCGAACCTGCCACGGGACCACGCTGCCGGCTTCGCACCCCTGGTGGCGCACGCACCTCAGCCCGCTCCACCACCGTTGCCGCAGTTCTTTCGTGACGCTGCGTGCGTCGCAGGCTGGGCCGATCACCGCAAGGCCTCCCGAAGACGAGCCCACGGGCACCTTTGGCACGCCGCCCGGTGAGCCCTGGCGCCCCGACCCGGCAGCCTACCCTGCACCTCTCCGAGAGGCCGTCCGTCGCGCCTCAGAAAGCCTCCCATGAGTTTCGTTGCGCTCCTCTCCCTGATCGAACTCGCCCAGGGCGACCGCACGCCCCCCTCCGAGGTCCGGATCTTCCCCATGGGCCTGATCGATACGGCAAAGGGGCCTTTCCTTTTCGACGATCAGGCCGCCGCCATGGTGATGGCAGCCTACCGAGACCAGGGGAACGACCTCTTCTTCGACTACGACCATCGGTCGCTCAGCGACATGGGCCCTCCCGACAGCGGCAAGGCTGCTGGGTGGTTCGGCCTGGAGCTGCGCCTCGACGGGCTCTGGGCGGTCAACGTGCGCTGGACTCCGGTGGCTCAGGCGCAGATCGAGGCCGGCGAGTGGCGTTACTTCAGCCCGGCGTTCCTCGTCGACGAGAACCGCCGGATCCGTGCGCTGATCAACGTCGCGCTCACCAACAACCCGGCCACCAAGAACATGACTCCGCTGGTAGCAGCCAGCGCGCAATGGGCCCGCGCAGCGGCCCGCGACAAGGACACCATGACCAAGGCCCTTCTGGTCGCGCTCGGCCTCGCGGAGACCGCTTCCGACGCCGACGCGCTCGCTTTTGCCCAGGCCCTCAGCGGCCTTTCTCGCGACCTCCTCGCCCTCTCCGGCAAGCCCACCCCTGCCGAAGCCCTCGCCACGGTCAAGGCCTGGCAGGACTCTCACGCGAAGCTCTCGGCGGTGCAGACGGAGCTGGCGCAGCTCCGCGCCGCCGAGGACAAGCGCGCCATCGAGGAGGAGATCCGCCTCGGCAAGGAGACCGGGAAGATCACCGGCGCCAACGAGGCCAAGGTACGCGCTCTCGGGAGCGCTGCGGCCATCAAGGCCTTCCTCGACACCGCGCTGCCGGTGCTCCCGGCCAACGCGCCGCCGCCCCCCGCAGGCCCGTCGGCCGGCGCTCAGGGCAAGACCTGGGAGCAGCTCACCCGGGCGGAGAAACACCGCCTCTTCAACGACGACCGCGCCGCCTACGAGGCGCTCAAGCAGGACCACGAGCGCCGCACCGGCGGGCGCTGAGGAGAACCGACCATGGCGTTCACCAAGAAGGGGGACGTGTTTGTCCCCGAGATGTTTGTCGAGGCGATCCAGGCCGGTTTCTCCGGCATGGAGGTCATGGGAAAGACCGGCGCCGTCATCGTCAATACGTCGATGCCCTACGGCGGCTCGAACGTCGGGGAATCCGTCAAGATCCCCTACTTCAGCAACATCGGCGAGCTGGAAGATCTCACCAACGACGGGGACGCGCTGACCCCCGTGGGGATCACCTCCTCGCAGGAGACCGCGACCGTCCAGCACTCCGGCAAGGCGATCGAGGCCACCTGGTGGGCGCAGATGAGCGCCGTCAGCGACCCCTACGCGGAGGCCGCTCGGCAGATGCTCGAGGCCGTCCAGCGCCGCGCGATGAAGGCCGCGATTGACCTCTGCAACACCGACGCGAACCTCCTGGAGCTCGACGTAACTGGCTCCAGCACCAAGCTGGACTACGACGTCATGATCGACGCCAAGCTGAAGTTCGGCGACGAGGACGATGGGATCGCTGCGCTGGTGGTCCACAGCAAGGCCAAGGCGGACCTGCGCAAGCTGAAGTCCAGCACCGGCGTCCCGTTGTTCATCGACGGCATCAACGGCGACGTCGACCGTTTTACCGGCGTCCCGGTCTTCACCTCGGACCGGATGCGCGTCAGCGGCGGGAACTACACCTCGCTGGTGCTCAAGCGCGGCTCCATCGTGATCTGGCTCAACGGCCAGCCCATCGTGCTCACCGACAAGGACATCCTCGCCAACAGCGACGTCCAGGCGGTGCACATCTACTGGGCGGCCCACGCCTACAAGCGCCTGCCCGGTCGCACCAAGCCGGGCGTCTGCCGGATCCTCCACAAGGTGGGCTCCTGATGATCGGCGCGTTCCGCAAGGCGCGCGCTCGCAGGTCCGCTCGCCTTGCTCCTCCCCAAGTCGCGCCGGGGGCCTCGCCGGCCCCCGCGCAGCCGCCCGCACCCGCCTCTCCCTCCAAGGAAGCGGCCGGGGGCTCCGCGCGCTCCAGGTGAGCGCGGTCTCCTCGCCGCGCCGCTATTACCTGCTGAAGCGCCTGGAGGCGCGTCGCTCGCAGAATCAACCCCTCGACGGCGTGTGGCGCAGCAAGCAGGAGAGCCAGCCAGGCACGGCGCTCCCCACGACCTTCCCCTTCCGCTCCCAGCTCGTCGCCGCCGGGTACAGCACCGCCGAAGACCTCGACGGCGCCACCGCCGACGAGCTGGTGGATCACGTCTCCCTCTCGTCCCGCGACGCCGCGGCCGTCGTGGCCGCTGCCGCCGCCCTCTGAAGGAACCAACATGGCCTACACCACTGCGAACGGCAGGCACGCGGACACGCTCCCTGTGACCCTGCACGAGAGCGCTGCCCGCGGCGCCAGCGGCGACGGCTCGGCCGTCGAGCTGGGGGACCGCGGCACGCTCCGTCTTCTCCTCGACGTCACCGCCGCCAGCGGCACCACCCCCTCGCTCGCCGTTGAGGTGGAGACCTCCTACGACGGCTCCACCTGGCGCCCGCTCGGGGGCTTCACCGCCGTGGCCACCACCGGCAGCGAGCGCCTCTCGTTCTCAGGCTGCGATCGCTTCGTGCGGTGCGCCTACACGATCTCAGGCGACACCCCGAGCTTCACCTTCTCCGTCAGCGGCGAGGCCGTCTGACCTGACCCCAAAGGAATCACGACCATGCAGAGCCTCACCTCTCCCCACGGACACTCGAAGATCCCCTCCGCCGAAGGCACCGGCATCGCCGTCCTGAAGCTCGCCATCTCTCACGAGACCGCCGATGGCGCGGTGCTTTACACCGTGCCCGCCGGACACTACTTGCGCCTCAACCGCGCCTGGTGGAACGTCCAAGCCGACTTCACGGGCGGCGCCTCCAGCGCCATCGGCCTCGACTCCAGCAACACAGCCTACGCAACCGCCGGCGATCTCCTGGGCGGCGCCTCGGGGGACGTGGCTGCGGCCCTGACCGCGGGGCAGAGGGGCGGCACCGTCGGCGCCAAGATGAGCGGCAACCAGGTCGTGATCCTGGAGCCCGGCGACACGGTGCGCTTCCAGCGCATCACCTCGGCCTTCACCGCGGGGTCTGGCTACGCGATGCTCGAGGTTGTCGAGGTCGGAGACAACCTGGCCTGATGACTGCGCTCACCCTGCTGGACAGCGCCGCGCGCACCACCAGCGGGGTGGGCTCAGCGGTCGACCGAGGGGCGGCGACCAGCGCCCTCGTCGAGCTCGTGGTCACCGCCGCGAGCGGCACCACCCCCTCGCTGGTGCTCGCCGTTCAGACGAGCGCAGACGGGACCGTGTGGCAGACGGCCACGACCCTGCTCGCTGTCTCCTCCCCCGGGCGAACGGTCGTCCGGGTGGTCGAGGCGCTCCGGTACTTGCGGGCCTCCTACACGATCTCCGGGGGAGGGCCGAGCTTCACCTTCTCCGTCAGCGGCGAGGCGCTGGTGGTCTACTCCACACCGAGCAACTTTGACGCCCTGGCGCCCTCGGCAGCCTCCGCCGAGGACTTTTCCAACGAGGAGAAAGACACGGCGCTGGTGGCCGCCTCCGGCGAGGCAGACGGGTACCTCAACGCGAGGTACACGCTGCCGCTGACGGCCTGGGGGGCAGACCTCCGTCAGCACGTCGTGTCGATCGCAGCCTACCGGCTGCTGGTGCGGCGAGGGTGGTCCCCGGTGGCCCCCGAGGACGACACCGTGCGCCAGGGGTACACCGACGCCCTGGCCTGGCTCGCCAAGGTCAAGGACGAGAAGATCTCCCCTCCGGACATCGTCGACAGCACCCCGGATACCTACGACGCCGGGGGGTTCGTGGTGTCTCGACCCAAGCGAGGCTGGTGATGGGCGTTCTCAAGGGCAACCTCGCCAGCCTCCAGAAGCACCTCAAGGCCGTCCAGGCCCTGGGAAAGACGGGCCTCAAGCGGGTCTCTCGCGCCGTCGCCGAAGAGGCCAAGACCCTCGTCGACGAAGGGGTCGCCCAGGGGATCTCCCCGTCCGGGCGGGCCTGGAAGGCGCTCAAGGTCCGCCAGGGGCAGCCGCTCCGGGACACCCGTCGGCTGCAGTCCTCGCTGGCCCCGGTCGACACCGGGAACGGGTTTCGGATCAGCACCAACGTCCGGTACGCCCGCGTCCACCAGTTCGGCGCGGTCATCCGAGCGAAGAGCGCCAAGGTGCTCTACAGCCGCAAGAACAAGCGCTTCTTTGGCAAGGTGGTCAAGATCCCTGCCAGGCCCTTCCTTCCTCGCGAAGGCACGCTCCCGGCCCGCTGGGCCACCGGCCTCGACGAGGCCGCCCGCGCCATCCTCGCCCTGATCCTCAAGCCATGAGTTCCAAGCTCGAAACGATTTGCGCCGAGCTGGAGGCGCACATCGCCAGCAAGGGTGTCGTCTCGGGGACGGTCTTCGGGTTCGGCGCCAGGGAGCTGGACCGCTCGGCGAAACCACCTCGGATCGTCTGGCGCCTGGTGCGCGGCGAGCACGAGGGGACGACTCGCCCTGGCCAGAACCCCCGGCCCCTGTTCAACCGGCGGCTGGAGCTCGAAGCGCACCTCTGGGGGGCCACCTACGAGCAGGCGGAGCAGCTACTCGAGGACGTGGGGCGCGCCGTCCACGCCTCTGCGGTCGGGAGCTACGCCCCGCTGCGGGAGGAGTGGCCCGCCGAGGACGAAGACGGGCGGGTTCACCAGCACAAGGGCGTGTACTGCGTGCTGACGTTGGAACTGCTCGTGCCTGTGACAACCACAGCCCAAACCACCGCGACGGTTATCGCTGTGGATTTCGACACCAGTGCCAGCTCTCTGACCGACGACAAACTCGACGCAGGAGAAACATGAGCGACCAACAGCGACCTGTCCTGGCCTGGGCCAAGGACAAGGGCATCAGCGATTTTGATCTCGCGGGAGCCGCCGTGTTGGCCGGCTGGCCGCGGGGAAACCTCGTCGACGAGCGGGCCCCTCTGCTCGTTGATGAGTCGACATTCGACGCTGCAATTCTGCGGTTTCGTCACCTGGAGATGAAGTTATGGCTCTTCCCAACGTGAACGTCGCTCTCCAGGATTTTGCCCTGGGAATCGTCGAGAGCGCCGACCACAACCATGCCATCGTGGGTACCGCCGCGAGCGGCACCAACAACGCCGTCGTCGCCATCAGCGACCTCAGGACCCTCAAGGACACGTTCGGATCGGGTCCGCTGGTCGAGGCCGCGGCGCATGCGCTGCTGATCGCCGGCGGCCCGGTTTACTGCGCCAAGGTCGCCGCGACCACGGCGGGGTCGAACAGTTCCGTCACACTGACCGGCACGGGCATTGACCCAGGCGCCACCGTCTCCGGCACTCCCCTCGATGACTACGACGTGAAGGTCAAGATCATCGCTGGTGGGGCCCGAGATACGGCGACCTTTAAAATCTCCTTCGATGGCGGCGACACCTACTCGGAGGAGTACGTCACCGCGGCGAGTGTGACCACTTGGGCTACGGAGACCGGACTCACTATTTCCTTCGCGGTGGGTACCTACGTTGCCAAAGACATCTACGCTTTTACTAGCACCGGGCCGAAGTTCGCCAGCTCCGACCTGGCCACCGCGCTCGATAACCTCAACGCCTCGGCCTACTCGTTCGAGTGGGTTCACATCTGCGGCACGGTCACCGGCGCCGACGACGCGACGAAGGTTACGAATTTCGTCGCGCTCGCCACCGCCGTTGCCACCAAGCTGACGGCCTGGGTCACCAGCCATCGCTACGCCTTCGCGATCCTCCAGGTGCCGACCGTTGCTGACGCGGCACTGAACGTGGCAGGCGTCACGGGGTTCGTGAGCGATCGGCAGATGTGGGTGGCTGGAGAGGTGGAGATGGTCTCGGCGGTCAGCGCGCGCCAGATCCGTCGAAACGCCTCGCTGATGGTGTCCGCTCGCCTCGCCGCCGTCGACCTCCAGCGGTCGCCCGCCTGCCCGGAGGACGGCACGCTCCCTGGCGTGGTGTCGCTGGTGCGCGACGAGCGCGTGACCGAGGCGCTCGACGCGCTGCGCATCACGACGCTCCGGACCTTCGATAACGCGTTCGCCGGCTTCTACGTCACGAACGGCCGGATGATGGCCGCAGCGGGCTCGGACTACTCCTTCGTCCAGAACCGCCGGGTCATGGACCGAGCCGCCACGGTGGCTCGGCAGAGCCTGATCCCTTACGTGAACAAGGATTTCCGCGTCGACGCGGAGACCGGGTTCATCGACGAGCGCGAGGCCGTGGCCATCGAGGCCCGCGTCGGCCGCTCGCTGGAGAGCGACCTGGTCTCCCCCGGGCGAGCCAGTGCAGTCCAGGTGCAGGTCAAGCGCAACGACAACATCATCTCGACGCAGACCCTCAACGTCCGCGTCCGGATCATCCCCAAGAGCTACGCCCGGTTCATCACCCTGGACCTGGGCTTCGAGAACCCCGCCCTGGCGGCGGCGAGCTGAGGTCCCATGGCGACGTTCACGAAGATCAACGGCAAGGCGTACTCGCACTCCTCGATCGAGGTGCAGCTCAACGGCAAGAGCTACCCCTTCGTCAAGGAGGTCACCTACTCCGACAGCCTGGAGCCCGGGGAAGTGCGGGGGACCAGCGCGCAGCTCCTGAGCCGCACCCGAGGGGACTACAAGGCCGAGGCGAGCCTCACCCTCTACAAGGGCGCCGCTCAGGAGCTGCTCGACGACCTGGGGGACGCCTTCATGGAGAAGGAGTGGGATCTGGTCGTCACCCGCAAGGAAGAGGACATGTCGACGATCATCGACACCGTCGTGAAGTGCAGGATCAAGAAGCACGAGTCCGGCAGCTCCCAGGGCGCCGACCCCAACGAGGTGAAGCTCGACCTTCATCCCTTTTACATCCTCTGGAACGGCTACTCGCCGATCGCCAACCTCATCAAGGGCTGACCTGAATGACCATCGATCCGCAGACCATCGAAGCGCTCAAGGCCAAGCACGGCGAGCTGACGCTCCTGGAGGCCGACGACGTGGCCATCATCGTCAGGTCCGTCGACCTCGGCGCCTACCGGATCTTCAAGAAGAAAGCGGCGGCGGAGGAAACCAGAGCCACGGCTGGCGAGGATCTGCTCTACGGCGTCCTGGTCCACCCGACCCGTGAGGAGCTGCAGACGTCCGTGCGGGGGCGCCCCTTCCTCCTGGAGCACTTCGCCAACGAGGTCGTCAAGAACGCCGGCGCGCTGGCCGAGGTGCGCTCAAAAAAATTGTGAGCCTCTACCAGGAGGCTCGCCGAGACCTCGGCCTCGCCGGGGCCTGCCTGCTGGCCTACCGACGCCTCGACGACAGCGAGGAGGCTGAGGCTGGCGCCCTCCTGGAAGCGGAGTTCTTCCACATCGTCCGCGCCAACCTCTCGAAGATCTGAGCCCTCGTGTCCGTCAAATTCGCCCTCGCCCTCCTCGACCGCACCAGTGGGCCAGCGCTCGCCGCTGTTTCGGCGCTGGCCAAGGTAGAGAACAAGCTCCGGGCGCTCCAGCAGGCAGCCGGCCTCGACCTGGGCAAGCTGTTCCGCGGAGACACGGCGCGCCAGCGTGACGACATGGGCCGGTTCGTCGGCTCGGCCAAGAACGGCATGGATGGGCTGGCCGGCGGCGCGGTCACCGCCAGCATGGCCATGGGAGGGCTGGCCGTGGCCGTGGCGGCGGTGGCCACCGCAGGGCTTGGCCTCGGCCTCGCCGGGGCGAGCTACGCCGCCGAGATGGCCGGGTTCCGAGGGCAGGCGGAGTTCGCCTTCAAATTCATCACCGGGAGCCAGCAGAAGGCGAGCGAGGTGATGACCATGGCAGACGAACTCGCTCGCAGTATGGGCGTCAAGACTACGGAGGTCACCGAGTCAATCCGCGAGCTGATGGCTGGCGGCTTCGATGCGTCGCAGTCCAAGGCGATCACGGCAGCGGTGGCGGACGTACGGGCCATGAACCCCAAGGCCAACATCGAGGCGATCGCCACTCAGCTCGCCCAGATGAAAGGCGCAGGCCGTGTGCTGGCAGAAGACCTGAAGCCGCTGCTGAACGCGGGGATCAACGACGACATCTTCTACCAGGTGCTGCGCGAGATGACCGGTCAGAAAGACCAGGTCAAGCTCAAGAAAATGATGGAGGGCGGCAAGGTCTCTAGTGAGCAAGGGATCAACGCCATCCTGGAAACCGTACGCCGCATGGGGGGCGGCGGCGCCCTCGGGGCCGTCGCTGCCGAGAAGGCGTCGACCAGCGTGGCTGGCGCCATCGAAAACACCCGCGCGATGTTCGAGCGGCTGTTTCTTGCCATCAATTCTGGCGCAGCCTCGCAGGCGATCATCTCCATCGCCGGCAAGCTGGCCAACCTCTTCGACCCGGCGCAGCCGAGCGGACAGCGGCTCCTCGCCACCCTCAACAAGATCGCCGGGATGGCCGGGCGGTTGTTCGAGCGAATCGACCTCGACATGCTGATCGGCGGACTGATGCTCGCGGTCGACGCCGTGGACAGCGTCGTCACCGCCTTCACCCCCCTCGGAGAAGGGCTCTTCGCTGGCCTGGGCGAGGCCGGCGGCATGGTGCTGGAGGTGCTCTCTGCCGTGATGGGCTCCAGCGGGGCCGCTAGCAGCAGCAAGGATCTGGCGGAGTCGCTCCGCATGGTCGGGACGGCCATCGGCTACGTCGTGGTGGGGATCGGCGTCGTAGTCGCCATGGCCGGGTGGCTCGCGGTCCAGATCGCCCGCGTCGCGGCCTTTGTCGGTGCCGCTGCGGGCGCCATCGGGGTGGCCCTCGTCGATGGCATCGGGGGCGGCCTGGACGCGGCCTGGCAGGGGCTTGTGACCCGCCTCGGGAAGCTGACCTCGCTTCTCCCGGACGTGGTGCGCAAGGTGCTCGGGATCGCCAGCCCATCGAAGGTCATGATGAAGCTCGGCGGGTACACCGCGGAGGGGTTTGCCCTCGGGGTTGAGCGCGGGGCACCTGCGGCTGACGACCTGGCCGGCGTGCTTGCGGCGCCCGCAGCGATGGCGGCTCTTCCCGGGGGCGGAGGCTCCCGAGGAGCAGCCCCCTCGATCTCCCTCACGATCCAGGTGGACGCCTCCGGGCGCAGCGATGCCCAGGAGATCGCTGCGCTCACCGCCTCGCGAGGGCGCGAGATGCTCGTGTCCGTTCTCGAGAGCCTGGCTCTTTCCTCTGGCGCGCAGGTGCCCGCATGACGCAGCCCTTCTGGGACAACGGGGAAGTTTCCCCCACCGAGGTCTTCGGCAACGCCTGGGACTACCTGGTGCTTGGCGGCTACCAGATCCCTGGGGTGCTGGAAGAGCCCCCGAAGGTCGAGCCGTCGAGGAAGGCCGACAAGAAGAACGGCCCCGGGCTCGACGGTGCCACGCTCACCTGGCAGGGGTACGAGCCACCGGACGTCACCTTCAAGATCCTGATCTGGAAGCAAGAGCAGTGGGAGGCCTGGCAGGAGCTGTACCCGCTGATCCTGCCCCGCCCAGGAAAGCCCCCCGCAGCACCCTTCACCGCAGAGCACCCCGCGCTCGCGGTCGTCGGAATCTTCGAGATCGCCATCACCAAGATCTCCGCCCCGGAGCGCGCCAGCCAGCGTGGCGTGATGCGGATCACTGTGCAGGGCGTTCAGTGGGTGAAGCCGAAGAAGGTCGGCACCAGCACTCCCAAGGCGGCGACGTCCGGGGTGCCCCCCACCGTCCACGACCAGAAAGGCGGCTACACCCCCGCCGTCGTCGGCCCCCCTGCGCCTCCTCAACCCCCCTCGAAATTCAACGTCACGCCATGACCAGCTTCGCCGCGCTCAGCGGAGCTCCCGTACTCTCCGGGTCGGTGCTCCTGCCTTTTGCTGGAGCCTGGGTCGCTGGGTTGGTTCTCGACGCCGGCGCCCCCCCCACGGGCGCCGTTACGCTCACGCTGGACGAAGGCGGAGTCACCCTCGCCGGCACCCTGATACGCGCTCGCGAGACCTTTGGGCGCGTCGAAGTCCTTGTGGTGGGTGGCGCCGGGGGACTCTGGCGCGAGGTCGAGGGGCGCCACTACCGCAGCGTTACGGCCAGCCTGGTGTGGCAGGCGGTTCTTGCCGAGTGCGGCGAGGCCCCCAGCGCGGCCTCTGCGTCGGCGCTGCTGGGGAAGCAGCTCGCCGGGTGGACCCGGATGAGGGGGAAAGCGTCCGACGCGCTTCAGCGCCTCACCGATGCCATTGGCGGAATCTGGCGGGTGCAGCTCGACGGCACCGTCCGCCTGCTGGACCCTGCCGCCACAGAGGCCGGGGTGGGCCGCGGGACCAAGGTGCTCGATTGTCCCGCGGATGCGTCCGCGATCTGGGCGCTCGACGCTCACACCCTGACCCCGGGGCAGTTGCTGGACGGTCGCAGGGTGCGCGACCTCGAGCACCTGATCCACGAGGGCACCCTGCGCACGAGGGTCTGGTATGGCTGACCTTGATCGCCTTCGAAGCGCGCTCGC